CGAGAGCGAGGGCTGCGCGGTGACGATCCGGGCCTCGCGTACTTCGAGTGGTCCTTTGACGCCGAGCACCCCGAGCGGGTCAGTGAAGAGCAGGCCCGCGACCCGAAGGTCTGGGGCCAGGCGAACCCGGGACTGGGCATCCGCCTCAGCGAGGACCACATCGCCCCCGAGCAGCGCTCGATGGACCGCCGAACGTTCGCCGTCGAGCGGCTTGGAGTTGGGGATTGGCCCGACCCCGAAGGCTCGGCGGGCGATCAGGTGATCGACATGGAGCGCTGGGACGGGCTGGCATCACCCGATGCGACGATGCTCGATCCCGTCTGTTTTGCGGTCGACGTGACCCCCGATCGCTCGCGAGCGGCCATCGCGGCCGCCGGCAAGACCGAAGACGGCTCGCTGGTCGAGATCGTCGAGCACAAGAGCGGCACCGCTTGGGTCGCCAACCGGCTGTTGGAGCTGATCGAGATCCACGCGCCGATGGGCACGATCTGCGACGGCTCGGGTCCGGGTGCCTCGCTGCTGGCGCAGTTCGAGCGGATGCGCGTGCCGAACGTGCAGACCGTGAACGCCAAGGAACACGCACAGGCGTGCGGGATGTTCTTCGACGCCTGCGCGGAGGGCAGCCTCGCCCACCTCGGCAGCGCCGAGCTTCGCGAGGCCCTGAAGGGCGCCAAGAAGCGGCCGCTCGGCGACGCCTGGGCCTGGTCGCGGAAGACCTCGAGCGTTGACATNNTACCCAGGACGGATCGTCCGTCTACGAAGAGAGGGGCCTCGCGACCGTATGACCACCGCACTCTTTCTTGTCGGCGCTGCCGTCTCTCTCGCCGGCGTGGCGATGATCTCGACGCCGGCCGCTCTGATTGTCGGCGGCCTCGGCCTCGCCTTCCTCGCGATGCTCTACGAGCGGGGTAGCCGGTGAGCGTTCTCTCGCGCATCCTCGCGGGCGCGGGCCGCGAGGGTCGCAGCGGGCTCGAGAATCCGACCAGCGCCTTCCTCGATGCGATCGGTGGAGCGCCCACCTACTCGGGCAAGAGCGTCACCGTCGAGAGTTCGCTGCAGCTGGTCCCGGTGTTCGCGGCGGTCTCGCGGATCGCCGGCAGCATCGGCTCGCTGCCCCTGGTCGTCTACCGGCGGCTCGAGCAGGGCCGTGAGCGGGCGACGAATCACCGCACCTGGAGGCTCCTGCACGACCAGCCGAACTCGAACATGGCGGCTGACGAGGTCTGGGAGCTGGTCGCGACGCACCTGCTGTTGTGGGGGAACGCCTACCTGGCGAAGCTCCGCGACGGCAACGGCAACGTCAGCGAGCTGATCCCGCTGCGGCCCAACCGTGTGGAGCCGATCGCGGATGGTGGCGTTCGCTACTTCATTCTCGATGGCAAGAAGGAAGAGCGCCACACCGATGCCGACGTGCTGCACATTCGCGGCCTCGGCACGGACGGCCTGGTCGGGCTCTCGCCGATCACCCAGGCTCGGCAGATGCTCGGCTCGGGGATGGCGCTGGAGGAGTTCACCTCGCGCTTCTGGGCCAACTCGGCCAACCCGGGCGGGGTGCTGAAGCACCCGCGCAACCTCTCCAAGGAGGCCCAGGAGCGCCTCAAGGCGAGCTGGCGCCGCCAGACCGGGGGAGTCGCGAACGCAGGTGAGATCGCGATCCTCGAAGAGGACATGTCATGGGAGCAGGTCGGGATGCCGGCCCGCGACGCGCAGTTCATCGAGACCGCGCAGTTCTCGCTCTCGCAGATCGAGATGCTCTTCGGCCTTCCTCCGGGAACGCTCGGGGGCACGACAGGCGACTCGATGACCTACTCGAACACCGAGTCGAAGGGGATCGACTTCGTGCGCTGGACCCTTCGCCGCTGGCTGGTGCGGATCGAGGGCGCCCTGCTTCGCGATGTGAGTCTCTTCGTCCAAGGCGACCGCTTCTATCCCGAGTTTCTGGTCGAGGGCCTACTTCGCGCCGACACCAAGACGCGCTACGAGGCCTACAAGACCGCCTTGAACGGCGAGCGCTGGCTCTCGGTCAACGAGGTCCGAGAGCGAGAGAACCTCAACCCCATCCAACAGGAGCCGGACGCGGCGCCTGACGAGCAAGGAGAAGGCACAAGTGACGGCAACGGCAACGGCGACTGAGCAGCGGATCGCGGAGGCCCGCGAGCAGGCGCAGAGCCTCGACGGTCGGCCCCGCCACCACAGCTTCAGCAAGATCGAGGTGCGAGCCAAGGACGACGGCGGTTTCGTCTTCGAGGGCAATGCTGCGGTCTTCGACCAGCTGAGCGAGGACCTCGGTGGCTTCCGGGAGATGATCAAGCGCGGCGCTTTCAAGCCTGTGCTCGAAGACGACGTTCGCTTCCTGTTCAACCACAACCCCGACTTCGTGCTGGCGCGGACGACCTCGGGGACGCTCGATCTCGAAGAGAAGCCGGGCGGGCTTCGTACCGAGGCCGACGTGGCGCCGGTCTCCTACGCGGACGACATCCGCATCCTGATCGAGCGCGGCGACATCTCGGGGATGTCGTTCGCTTTCCGGGTGGCCGAGGACTCCTGGTTCGAGGACGACGAGGGCAACCTCATCCGCACGATCCACAAGTTCGAGGAGCTCTTCGACGTCAGCGTCGTCACCTACCCCGCCTACCCGCAGACCGATGCCGCGGTGCGGGCGATAGAGAAGCTTCGCCGGGGGGACGACCTCTCGGCGCAGGAGCGAGGTGCCATCGAGGACCTCACTCGACCCCACTCACCGAAGCAGGACACCGAGGAGCGAGCCAGCGCGGCCGACGGCGCGGAGCCGGCTGGCGTGGCCGAGGTGTCCGGGAGCCGAGCAGAGGGTGAGGACGGCGAATCCGGGGAGGGCGGCCTCAGCGGCCGCAGCGCTCGGGTTCGTGTGCGCGCGCTTCAAGCGCGCCTGTAGTTCCCACCAACACGAAAGGAGGGGCAGAATGCCTCTCGCAGAGCTGGAAGAGCGCCGTCAGCGGCGCGCCGAGCTCATCAACGAGCTTCGCGAGGTTGCGGAGCGCGAGGACGAGCACGGCAAGCTCTCGGCCGAGGACTCCCAGGAGTTCGAGCGCCGGGAGAAGGAGATCGACGACCTCACCGAGGCGATCCAGCGGCAGGAGAAGCTCGAGGGCTACTCCGCCACCGGCTCGCTGAAGCGCGAGGACGTCGTCGAGGACCGCTCGAGCTGGAACAACGACGACGTCGAGTTCTACGACTCGAAGCCGGAGATCCGCGATCTCAGCGAGCTCACGATCGACATCCTGCGCGAGAAGCGCGGAAAGGTGCCGCAGAGCTTCGCTGACTTCAACGAGCTCCGCCGCGGAACCCGACCGCAGGATGACCCCGAGCTGCGGCTCGCGTTCTTCAAGTGGTTCGTCGGAGGCGATCACGCCCTGACCGACCAGGAGAAGCGCGTGATGTCCAAGGCCTCGGCAGGCGCGGGCCTCAACCTCGTCCCGACCTCGTTCCAGCGCGAGCTGATCGTCGCGCTGCGCGACTTCGGGGTGATGCGGCAGCTCGCCGACGTCATCACGACCGACACCGGGGAGGCCCTGCAGTGGCCGGGCTTCTCGGCGCACGGCTCGGCGGCGTGGGTTGCGGAGAACGGCGCCTACACGGCATCGGACGAGACGGCCTCGCAGACCACGCTGAACGCCTACAAGGCGGGCACGCTGATCAAGGTCTCCGAGGAGCTCCTGCAGGACTCGGCGTTCGACCTGGACGCCTACATCCGCCAGGAGTTCGGTCAGCGGATCGGCGTCCTGCAGAACACGGCCTACGTGGCCGGAGACGGGTCGGGCAAGCCGACCGGAGTCGCGGCATCGGCCTCGGCGGGCGTCACCGCCGCCGGCGCGGCTGCGATCACGGCCGACGAGCTGATCGACCTGTTCCACTCGCTGGCCCCGCCCTACCGGCGGAACGCAGCGTTCGTGGTCAACGACAGCACGATCAAGCTCGTCCGGAAGCTGAAGGACTCCGACGGCCAGTACATCTGGCAGCCGGGCCTGCAGGCCGGTCAGCCTGACGCGCTGCTCGGGAAGCCCGTCCACGCCGACCCGGACATGGCCGCGGCCACGACCGGGAACGTCTCGGTGCTGTTCGGCGACTTCAGCTACTACAAGGTCCGCGATGTCAACGGCATCGCGTTCCAGCGGCTGAACGAGCTCTACGCCGAGAACGGGCAGGTCGGCTTCAAGGCCTACCACCGGACCGACGGCAAGCTGCTGCTGACGGCGGCCGTCAAGAAGCTGACGCAGGCCTAGGGATGAGAGCAGGATCGCGCTTCGGCGCGGTCCCGCTTCCCTGCGCCTCTCAGCAGAAAGGAGCTGCCCGAGATGGCAGACGAGATCCAGCAGAAGGAAGCGCCGGAGGCCGGCACGGTGACCGAGGAGACCCCCGCGAAGGCGGACGAGACCTCGGCGCCCGTCCCCAACGACGCGAAGCTCAACGACCCGCCCGTGCGGACCAACCGCCCGGACGTGCCGATCGCCGACTCCCTGGCGGCTGGCGCGGGCGCCCACGAGGGCCGGGAGCTCGACCACGTGGTCGAGGTCGACGGCGCCGAGGTGGCCGTGGACGAGAACGGCCTCGACCGCGACGGCCGCTTCGTCGGTGAGCCGAAGAAGCGCAGCTCGTCCAAGGGCGAGTAGCAGCACTTCAGCGGGAGGCCTCCGTTCGGGGAGGCCCCGCGGGTTCGACTCCCGCTCCCGCTCTAACGACCGAGGAAGGAGAGCCCGGTGAAGATTCGGATGCTCACAACCGTCGCCGGCAGGCGCGGCAAGGACAACGAGGAGACCTACATCTACGAGGCCGGCGAGGTCTACGACCTGCCGCCCAAGGAGGCCAAGGACCTGCTCGAGCGGCCGGCTGAGATGCCGCGGGCCGAGGCGGTGGCGCAGAAGCCTTCGCAGCGCGCTGAGACTCGCGCCGCGAAGGCCGGGACGCGCGGCTAGTGGAGATTCTCCGCGAGGTCCCCGGGGAAATCTACGCGGCGATCACCGGCCCGGACCAGGCGGCGATCAGCGATGAGCCCGAGGTCTTGGTCAGCGTCGTTCGCGACTCCGACGGCTCGACCGTGGTCGAGGACGAGGCCGCGAGCCCGGTCGGGGAGGGCCTCTACAAGCTCACCGTGCCGGCGATAGACAGCGTCGACCTGCTGCGGGCGAGCTGGGTCGTCGAGAACGACGGCGGCACCTTTCGCACCGAGCACGAGGTCGTCGGCGGGTTCATGTGCTCGCTGGGGCAGATCAGCGAGGGCCTGAAGCTCTCCTACGACACCGAGCAGATCCGAGCCGCCCGCTACATCGCCGAGTCCTGGCTCGAGCACGAGTGCGGGGTCGCCTTCCGCCCGCGCTATGCCCGCGAATCGCTCGACGGGATCGCCGGCGACCTGCTGCTGGCCCATCCGCGCCCGACGAGCCTTATCGCTGCGACGATGGACGGTGGCGCGCTCGACGTCGAGGGAGTGCAGCTGAGCCGCGCCGGTGAGCTTCACCGCGCGAGCGGCTGGACGCTGGGGCGCCGTAACATCGAAGTCGTCTACGAGCACGGCTTCTCGGTCACGCCTCCCGAGGGCGTGCGAGCGGCCACCCAGCTCGCTCGCTGGATCC